TAGCCGCCCCGGTGACGGCTGCACGCATCCACTGATCGTCAGTCATAGACGAGATTTTCACCTACGGAGCCGCCTTCGGGTGGCTTTTTCTTTCCTAACGCTGAGAAGCGCCGGAGAACACAGTGCCTCTTTACACCTCGATTGCATCGCTGTCGCAAACCCCGTCCAGCAACGCCGCAGACGGCTCCGTCGATGCTCCTAGCACCATCGACCAGCAGACCAACCTACTCGCCTCGTTCATCGCCAAACTGAGGGATGGGGTGAGTTTCACCGCTGGCGCGATCAATACCGCGCTCGGGTTTACGCCGGTTCGGCAGGGTGGCTACAGCTCTGGCACCACGACCAACACCGTATCCATTGGCTACAACACCGGCTCTGGGAAGGTGGTTTGCGCTGTCGATACAAACCAGTTCGCCAACCAGTGGCCAATCGACATCACGGGCAACGCTACTACGGCGACGACCGCGACCATAGCAACCCAGTTGACAGGCGGCTACGTTCCGACCTCCTTCATGATCAGAGGTAGCGTGAACACCTTCACCTGTGCGTGGTCGGGTTCAAGGCTCGTTTTTGGTGTTGATGGGAACACGTTCAGCAACGTGATGCCGATGGACATCAGCGGCAACGCGGCTACGGCTACTACCGCAACGACCGCGACCACTGCAACGACGGCCACGACCGCGACCACAGCAACCAACGCCAACGCGCTCGGCGGCATCGCAGCAAGCGGCTATGTGCAGAACGCCAACAACGTTACCGCGCTTACCAGCAACCTCGGCGCAGGCCAGTTGCTCGCCAACATCGGCGGGACCAACTATTTCTGGGGCGTCACGATTTCGGATCGCCGGCTGAAGAAAGACATTGCGCCGACTTCCGCAGATTCTCTTGCCAAAGTCTGCGCCATCGATTTCGTTCAGTTTCGCTACGACACGCTCCCCGATGGTACGGCGATGGATGGCCGGCTCCGCAAGGTTGGTCTGATTGCCCAAGACGCCGAACTGATCGACCCGGATTGGATCGTCCAGCCTGACGGCGGCATCAAGCAGCCCGATACCTACGCGCTCCTGATGGATGCGATGCACGCCATCAAGCAACTGAAAGCAGAGGTTGACGCACTGAAGGCACGCGCATGACCTTCCTTTACTCCATCCTCCTCGTCTGGGTGCTCTGGATCTTCTTTGTTGCGGCCATGCGGTTGAAGCAGGTCCGTGATGCTGGAAAGCTCACTACCGCCATGAAGGCATTCGGCTACCCCGCTATTGCGATTGGCCTGCTGATCGACCTCTTGGTAAACGTCGTCCTCGGCTCTGCGGTCTTCCTTGAACTGCCGCGTGAATACACCCTTTCGGCTCGTCTGTGGCGGCACAGCACCGAAGGCACTGGCTACCGGCAGAAGGTGGCCCTGTGGCTGCGCGTGAACCTGCTCGACGCCATCGACCCTAGCGGAATTCACGGAGGTTGAGCATGAAGCAGGAAGCCAAAGACATAGCCGTTAACTTGGTCTACAACGCCCCTGCCAGCCTCTTGGCGTGGTGGCAGCAAGTCAACGTGACAACCATCATCGCCATCGTGCTGGGCGTGCTCCAAGTCGCCTACCTTGTCCGCAAGTGGATCAGGGAAGAAACGGAATGGGGCCAGAAGCTCAAGCGGTGGGGCCAGCCGACGAGGCCGGGTGACCTATGAACTTTGACCAAGCCTTTGACCGGCTGCTAGGTCATGAGGGTGGTTACAGCTTTTCCCCGTCAGACCCTGGCGGCGAAACGATGCACGGGGTAACGGCCCGCGTTGCTCGTGCCAACGGCTACAGCGGCGACATGAAGGATTTACCCCGCGACAAGGCGAAGGAAATCTACCGCGCCAAGTATTGGAAGACGGTTCGCGCTGACGAACTACCCGAATCCCTTCGATTCGACGTGTTCGATGCCGCGGTCAACTCCGGTGTCGGCCAGGCTGTCGAGTGGCTACAGGAAGCCGTAGGCGCGAACCCTGATGGCGCTATCGGCCCGAAGACCCTCGCTGCTGCGGCTGCTGCTGGCCCGCTGGCTGCTGCCCGCTTCAATGGTGCTCGTCTCCAGTTCATGACGAACCTTGCCACTTGGGGCGCGTTCGGTCGTGGCTGGGCTAGACGCATCGCCTCCAACCTCCAATCCCTGAAAGGCTGACATGAACATGTGGCAAATCTTCGCGCACATCCCTTGGTGGCGCTGGTGGGAGGTCCGCTGATGCCTATCGATCCAGTCACAGCCGGCATAGAACTGGCGTCCACGGTCGTCAACAAGATTTGGCCGGACAAGACCGAGCAGGAGCGCGCACAGCTTGCCGCGGCTGTCCAACTCGTTCAGGGTCAACTCGACATTAACAAGGCCGAAGCCGCTAGCTCCAGCGTGTTCACGAGTGGTTGGCGACCCGCTATCGGCTGGGTCTGCGCTGCCGCTCTCATGGCGCAGTACATCGCTCGCCCGCTGCTCCAGTGGATCGGCGTCATGACGGGCCACAACTGGCCGACGCTTCCCGGCATCGATGACAACCTGTGGCAGCTCATGCTCGGTATGTTGGGCTTGGGTGGCCTTCGCACATTCGAGCGCGTCAAGGGCGTAGGCAAGTGATCGCCGTCCGCCAGGTAGACCCCGCAGACCCCAAAGTCTCGGCGCTGCTGACTTGGCTCCAGTTGTCCACGCTGACCGGTGATGAACCCTACGACGTGAGCGACGGCCACTGGTGGATTGCCTATGAGGGCGAGATGCCTATCGGCTTCGCTGGCGTCGTGCGCTCGCTTCAGTGGTCGGATGCCGGCTACCTCTGCCGTAGTGGTGTCCTGCGCTCGCACCGCGGCAAGGGCATCCAAAAGCGCCTGATCCGCGTCCGTGAGGCCAAGGCCAAGCGGCTGGGCTGGAACTGGCTGCTGTCCGACACCTACAAGAACCCGCCCAGCGCGAACAGCTTGATTGGCTGCGGGTTCCGCACTTTCCTCCCGTCCCGACCGTGGGGCTTCGATGGCGCGATTTATTGGCGAAAGCGACTCTGATGAAAATCCTAGTTCTACCTGACGTTCAAGCAAAACCCGGAGTTGACTTCTCCTACCTGACCCGCATAGGTCAATACGTGGTCGAGAAAAAACCGGATGTGATCGTGTGCATCGGGGACTTCGCCGACTTCCCGAGCCTGAGCAGCTATGACCGTGGCAAGAAGTCATTTGAGGGCAGGCGATTCACCAAGGATGTGGAAGCCGCCAAGGACGCGATGTGTGCTTTCCTTACGCCAATGTGGGAGTACAACAAGATGCGCGCCAAGAACCGTAAGAGCGCCTATAAGCCGCGCATGGTCATGACGCTTGGCAACCACGAGCACCGCGTCTCCCGCGCTGTGGACGATGACCCAAAGTTGCACGGCCTGATCTCTGTCGAGAAGTCCCTTGAATACCATGTGGACGGATGGGAGGTGCATCCGTTCCTTGAGGTGGTGGAGATCGAGGGGATCGCCTTCAGCCATTACTTCCAAACGGGTGTCATGGGCCGGCCTGCCTCCAGCGCTCAAGCGCAACTCGCCAAAAAGCACCAGTCATGCATCGCCGGGCACCAGCAAGGCTTGCAGATCGCTACGGGGTTCAAGGCGAACGGCCAGATGATTACCAGCATCATCGCCGGCTCTTGCTATGAACATGACGAGTCATACCTTGGCCCACAGGGCAACCAGCACTGGCGCGGCTTCCTGATGCTGCACGACTGCCGGGACGGCATGTTTGACCCGATGTTTGTCAGCCTGTCGTACATCAACGCCCGCTATCCCGAAACAGTGGCGGCTTGAATAGGTAAAAACACTACTGTTTTTCCAACCATGTGTTAAACTACAGTCTTGTCAACGTGTGTCGGGCACTGAGACAATCGACGCTGAGCCTCCAAACTCATGCGTTTCCTGCCGCAAGGCAAGGTGCCCGACACACCGGAAACGCAGCAGCTTGGAGGCTTTTTTGCGTTTCAGGGTCAGGGCGCCCATTGACGTAGCTGATAGGCATGTCGTGGCCGTACCCAAGAGAGCGATGGCGTATATGACCCCGACGCCCCGGCCTTCCGTAGGGACCGGACAAAACCAGCTT